TCGTTTTTAAACCAGAGAGAATATCTGAAATATCTGTAGGTCCTTTCATTTCAGCACGTGAATTATTCTCTCTAAGATTGATACCATCATTTTGATAATTACTTTGACTAAAATTTAAATTTTGATTCACTGAACTATTATTACCTGGACGTGATGATGGAGGTGGAATAGAATTAGGACCTTGTGTAGCTAATGGTGGAGGTAAATTTCCTTTACTATATTGTCCTTCATCATTATTCATCATATTCATAAATCCAGATAATCCAGGGGATGATTGTGACATCGAATTAACTGCAGCACTTTGAAATGAACGCATTAAATCTGGATTTTGACGTAAAATATCATCCATTCCTGGCATAGAACTTTTAAACATAGTATTTGTCATATGAACCATCAAAGCACTTCCACCTAGTTGAAAAAGTAATTTTATTTCTGGCGACATTGTTGCTTTACTTTTATATTTTTCAAATAATTCCGCAAATACATCATCATAATCAGTCATATTTTCTTGAACTTGTTCGCTCCAACCATCTAATTTAATATCAAAAGGATCGAATTTTCCATTTAAAAATTCAATTCCATTAATTATAGCCATTAGCATATTTCCTTGAAATTTTACAGAATTCTGTTTTGTCTTTTCATCCATAATTGTTTCATATTCTCCTTGCATTTCTTGAAGGGATGAATCCATCGAATATTTTTTAGATAATTCAATCCCTTTTTTTTCAAGAGTTTCTAGTTTTTTTAAATATTTAAATTTTTCTTTTAATGTTTCTTCTTTTGAAAATTTAGGTTCTGTTGGTGCAGTTGTATCTGGATTTAATGGAATATTATTAAATTTATCAAATCCATCCCAAGTTTTTGTATTATTTGAAGTATGTGAAGTAGAATGTCCTAAATTTTCTTTAGTTATATTTTCAAAAGATACACTTGGTTTATTAAATAATTCAGATCTTGGTTTTGAATGATGTGTGTCATTTTTATCATTCTTATCATTCTTATCTATTAAATTATTTAATTCTTCTTCTAAATTATTTAAATCATCTAAATTTATATCACTATTATTAATTTTAGGTTCCTTAATTTTATCGTTCATTAGTAATTCAAGACCACCTCCAAAATTACTAGATTTATTATCGTAATTATCATTAAAATCTAAGTCTGTCAATTCTATTATATTATCTGTCATTATTGATTAATAAGAACATTTAATTTTAAGTAATACGAATTCTAATTAATAATTTTAAGTAATTCAATTTAATTAATATTTAAATTAATTTAAATATTAAAATTTTTATTAATTTATTTTATTTATTAATTTATTATATTTTATTTATTAATTTATTATATTATATTACTTTTTTATTAATAAACCATAACCCTTGTAAAAAGGAATCTGCTAAATCATCTTTTTTTTTATGTTGATTAAAAAAATCAGTATGTTCTTCAAATCTAAAATCAGTATTTATTATTTGATAACATTTTTCAATACCTATTTTTTTTCTCTCACTATAAGTGGTTTTTTCTTTTAAATTACAATCATATAGTTTATTTGAAGCTGATACAAATTCTATACAATCAACTATACATTTAGACATTATAAAATATTGAACAATCATACCTTGTATAGTTTTCATTCTACTAGCTATTGGACTAATTTGATTTTCAATTATAACATAATCTATTTTATCTTCATTTTCAAATAAATTATTAAATTTACTTTTGATATTTAATCCTATATTTATTAAATTTACATCAGCTGCTTTTTTTGTTTCAATACTTTGTAAATAATTATTATTTATATGTTGATTTATTAAATTTATTAAATTACTTTTTTTAATTTTAGAATCATATTTAATATTATGACTATTTGCTATTTCATATAATTGTTGAATCTTTTGTTTATTAATATAGGATGACTTTTGTTGAGAAGATGGTATTTGTAATTCTTGTTTTTTAGAATGTTTTAAACAAAAACATTTATCATCTTTTTTAAATTTTACTGGTCTATTACATAAAATATTATTTTCAATAATACTACAAAATGTAGTTTCTTTTTCTGAAATATTAATAACATCCCATTTACTTATTTTAAAATTATTATTTGTTACATTTTTTTCAAAAAGACAAAATGCTAAATTTTTAATTCCAACATCAATGGATAGTACTTTCATATAGTAATAAATTATAACAAATTATTACTATATTGTTTAATTATAATTAAAATTTATCGATTTTATAGAAGGTGATACCATTCTTGCATTCAATTGTTCACGAGTTAAATATGGATTTTTTAAATCACTATTACAATATCCAAACCCTGGTTGACTAGTATCAAATGTATTTCTAAATTGATAAGGCACATTATCTGATGGAGTTTTATCTGATTTTATATGCGGATCTAATCCTAAAACATAACACGATTCCGAATTATTATAATTCATTATTTTAATTCCATTTTCTTGTAAATATTGACGATAATTCCAATTATTATTAATATTTTCTTTTTTTTGAATTCTTTCATTAATTAAAGAGTCTGGTTGCCATGTTGAAAAATTTCTTCCATCTGCCATAATAGGTGGTTGATTAAAATTAATATTATTAGATCCAGAATAACAAGTTGACCATGACATATTTATATAATTATAAGATTATAAATCTATTCTATTTCAAGAATTTTCAGTAAATCTTGTTTTTTTAATTTTGAAGTATCACTTAAATATCCTTTTTCTAAAACAATATTTCTTAATTTAGATAAAGTATATTTTTTATAATCTAAAGGATCAGTTGTTAAAGAATCTGTTGTTAAAGAATCTCTCGTTAAAGAATCTGTTAAAGGTTCTGGTTCTAGTTCTTGTTTTGGTTCTGGTTCTAGTTCTATAACAGATTCTGGTTCTAGTTCTTGTTCTATAACAGATTCTGGTTCTAGTTCTGGTTCTAATTCTATAACAGATTCTTGTTTTGATATATTATTATCTTCTAAATTTAAATTAGATTCAATTTCTAAAATATCTATATTATTATTACTTAAATTATTTTTATTTTCGAATTCATCAAAATTAATATTTGCAAATTCGAAATCATCAAAATTAATATTTGCAAATTCAGTTCCTAAATAGTTTTTATTTTTAATTTTTAAAAATTTTACATCTTGTTTATTTAAAAAGTTAGGAATACAATTTGGTTCATCAAAATCTATATCATTAATATCATCTTCATCATCTTCTACATCATCATCATTTTCTTCTTCTTCTTCTTCTTCTTCTTCTTCTTCTTCTTCTTCTTCTACATCATCATCATCATCATCATCCGCATCATTATCATCTTCATCTTCATCATCAGATACATCAATTAAATTAATTATATGTTTGTCTAAATCTTCTTTTTTAATTTCTGATTTAATTTCTGTTTTAACTTCTGTTTTTGGTTGAATAAATAAATTATGTTTAACTATATTTAAATCTTCTGCTAAAGTAGAAACTAAACTAAACATAGATACGATTTTATGATCATAATCTTTAAATTTATATTCAATATAAAAAATAATAAATGCAGTAAAAATAGATAATATTCCTAAAATTATTAATAACGTAGGATTAAATATATTTGTAAAAGAGAACATTATTAAAAAAAGATTATATAAATTAATAATTTACTTAACGAATTAATTAATTTATTGATTAATTATTAAGAATTAGAATTATTAATTATTTCTATAGGATAATCGAGTTGTTTTAAAATATTAATTCCTCCTTTAATTTGAGAGATTCCGGATTTTAATTTATATGTGTATTTTAATGTATTATCTATTTTAGTTGTAATCATTTTACAATTTTGAATAGTTTTAATTTTATTTAATTTTTTACAAACTTTAATAAAATGTGTAGTAAGTAAGCAATTTACATTAGTAAATTTTTGTAAATACTTCATAAATGATATAGCGCTATATTCGGCTTCTTCAGGATTAGTTCCAGAATAAAGTTCATCAAAAACACAAAAATGTAAATCATCTTTATTAGCAGAAATAATATCTAATATTTCTTTACATCTACGTGCTTCAGCTTGAAATAAGCTATCTCGTCCAGATGTATCAGGAATATTTATATAACAATGTATAAATTTAAATGGTGTAAATTGAGAAGAATCATAAAATCCACAACCGAATTGTTGAGTAAATATAATATTAAGTATAGTAGATTTTAATATAGTAGTTTTTCCAGATGCGTTAGGACCGCTAATTATTTGATTTTTTTTAAATTTGATTGTATTTTTAACGTGTTTAGTATCTTTTAAACAAGCATAATAACTATTTTCAAAAACATTTTTATTGGAAGTAAGTTTAGTAGATTTATTTTTAATAAAATAAGCAAAATTTATTTTTCTTTCTTGAATATTTAATTGTAATCCTTCGATACAATCTATATAACCATTAAACCCAATAGAATAAATAATAGAATCATTATAAATAGGATTAGAATGTAATTCATAAAAGTATTTTAAAATATGTCCGATTTCTTTTAATTTCGAGAATTTACAAATATTATATTCAGAAATAGTCAATAGTTTTTGATTAATAGTATTAAGTATTTCAATATTTGTATCAATAGTATTATTACATAATGTGTGTGAAGTTAATGATTCCGAAAATTTTCTATAATTTTTCATTGAATTTATAGTAGTTTCTAAATATATTTTAATATCTGAAAAATGAGAATGGATCAGTTTCATATTATTATTAAAACGAAAGCATATCATAATATTTTGATAAATTGAAAATATATAAAATGCGGCTGAAATAAATATATATATTTTATCTTGAAAATTGATTTCATTAAAATTGGATGTAAATAATTTACCAATTGCGTTTTGATTAGCAACTACTTTAAGTATTTTAATATAGTCGTTTATTGTAATAGATAATCCTTTTAATTTAATAATAAAAAATGGAATTATTAATATAATTATAGGAACAATTAAAGAAAATAATGGAGAAAATAAATTATATATACTCATAATTTGTAAAAACCATTCTGAATTATTTAAAAACTCTAATTTATCCCAATTTATATAACAATATTTCTCTTTAAATCCAGATTCTATTTTTAATTCATTCCATATATCAATTATTGTATTATAATTGGTTGATATATTTGTATATTTATTGGTTAAAGGTAAAGGAATATATTCCTTAATAAGTTTTTGATTATCTTCTAAAAAAGTAATATCAGTTGTATAATATTGTGATATTTGTTCTGTTATTTTACTAGAAATAATGTTATTATTATTAAAATAATAAGAATAAATCGAATTTGAGGATGTATCTGTGTCAATATTATGGATTAATTCTAAATCTGTTATTATATGTTTTTTTAGTTCAATTTTATCTTTATTATAATATATAGGCACTTTAAATATATTATTGATATTATCAATTATAACATAAGATGGAGTGATTTCTGTATTTTCGTCTGTTTTTAAATCTTCTTTTTGTAAAAGAGTATTATCAATTATATTCATTATATTTAATCACTAAATATAATAAATATATTTTACGAATGACAATTATTTAATCATATTTATGATATTTATGATATTTATGATATTTATGATATTTATGATATTTATATTTTAGTTAAGAATTCAATATTACTAGGTAATTCATTTATTTGCGTGCAATAATGTTGTTCTATTTCTCTCATTTTTTCTATATCTCGTTTTGTAATTAAATTAATTCCTACACCTTTTCTACCCCATCTTCCTCCACGTCCGATTCTATGAAGATAAGTATCAACACATTTAGGTAAATCGAAATTTATAATAATACTAACTTGTTGAATATCTATACCTCTAGCTGTAACATTTGATGAAATTAATACACGAGATTTACCATTTTTGAAATCATTAAATGCATTTTCTCTTTCATTTTTTTCCATGTTACTATGCATATGACAAACTGGAAATTCATCTTCTTTCATAGCATAATATAAATCTTCTACACGTTTTACACTATTTGCATAAATTATACATTGAGATACAGATAAAAATGTAAATAAATTCTTTAATGTTAAATATTTCTCTCTATCATCATCTACAGCAACATAATATTGTTGAATACCTTCTAGTGTTAACATTTCTCGTTTTACTGTAATTTTTATAGGATTTCGCATAATAGTATCAATTATAGGGGTTATACTATTTGGTATTGTAGCACTAAATAAAGCTACTTGAATATCTTGATTTAAAAATTGAAAAATATTATAAACTTGTTCTTTAAATCCATAAGATAACATTTCATCTGCTTCATCTAAAATTATTAATTTTATGGTGCTTGCATTTATTTTTTCTCGTCGTAACATATCATTTACTTTTCCTGGACATCCACAAATTATATGAGGAATATTTTTATTTGAAAAGATACTACTGTTATCTTCAATAATAGAACCACCATATAATGATTGAATTCTTAATCCATTCATCATACATCCTAATGATGAAAATACTAAAGTTGTTTGAATGGTTAGTTCTTTAGTAGGTGATAATACTAATACTTGTGTATTATTATTTAATAAATTAATACCTGCTAAAGCCCCAATAGTAAATGTGGCGGTTTTTCCGGTTCCGGATTGAGCTTGAGCAATAATATCTTTTCCATTAATAATTGGTTCTATTGCTCTTTGTTGAATATAACTAGGTTTTTCAAAACCATAAGCATAAATACCTCTTAACAAATCATCATTTATATGTAAATCATCCCAATTATGTATTTCATTAGTATTATTTTCTTCTTCAATTAATACTTCTTTTATATTATTTTTCTCTTTATCAATGAATTCTTCTTCTATATTATTATTAAATGACATAATTTTATATTATATATTGTTATATGTATTTAAGTTTATTTTTATATAATAATTAAAAAATGGATATAAATATTTAATCATTATATATTAAATGGCTAGTAATTTAATATATAGTTTAGATACCATTAATGAAATTAAATTTAATGGATTTAATTATAAATTAAGTGATGAGACTTTACGTGTTATTTCCGAAATTGCCTTGCAAGTAGGTTCTCCTGATTATGTTAAAACACCTATATTTAAAAAACGTGAAATTATTATAAAAACGGATCCTAAACTTAAAAAAAATAAAGAAAAATATCCTAAAATAATTAGTGATGATGAATGGAACAATGTTAAACAAAAGCAAACTTTATTAAATAATGAAAAAAATGTATTTGATACTCAAATTGATATTATTAGAGTATTTTTAAATAAATTAACTG